TTTAGAGAAAAAATTTGGACATATTAACTTCCCTGAAGTCGCATCTAATAACGCAGCTTATCAATTAAAAGATGCTATGGATGTAGAAGTTCTAGATAATATGTATGATGAAGCTATTGCAGCTACAGCAGTTCTAACACCAGCAGGTAATGCAGCTAAAGCAGCTATCTTTGGTTCAGTTGCAGCTCCGATTGATATTGGACACGCAGCAGGTGAAGTAGACCCTCTTAACTTTATGAGTTCAGCAGCTCAAGTTATGGATGAAAACAACAACCCTGAAGATAACAGATGGTTTGTTGCAGCTCCTAGCTTTTATAACCAATTAGCAGATACTTCTTCTAAACTTTTATCGATTGATTACAATGCAGGTAAAGGTTCTTTAAGAAATGGTCTTGTAGCTTCTGGTTTAGTTAGAGGATTTGCTATGTACAAATCTCTTAATACTCTATCTCAAGTAGTTGGTGGTGCAGGTGCTGCAGTACCTTCTGTTTTATTTGGTCATATGAGAAGTACATCATGTGCATCAGCAATGAACACAGTTGAGTCTTTTAGAAGTCCTACTACATTTGCAGACCAAGTAAGAGGTCTTCATGTATATGGAAGAAAAGTACTTAATACTGCATCAGTTGGTGCTGGTATTATTAAAATAGACTAATCAATAATTAAATGTTAGGGGGAGCAATCCCCCTTTCATTAACTTAAAGGAAATATATAATGAAATTAAAAGAACATATACCCCACATTATAGCAGAACATAAAAAAGCAATAGCAGTAGCTGTTGTAATATTAATTATTGCAATAATTATATAAGGAAATAATATGCCAGGATATGGAATGAAAAAAAAGCCAATGATGAAACATGGTGGAAAAGTTAAAAGAAAAAATTATGGACATGGTGGTGGTGCTATGGTTATCACTATTAGTAAAGTAAAAAATAAAGATAAAAAGAATTATAAGAAGAAGTAAGAATTATGGGATTAATGTCATCTCCTGCATGGACAAGGAAAGAAGGCAAAAACCCTAAAGGTGGTTTAAATGCTAAAGGTAGAGCATCTTACAATAAAGGTAAAACTAAAACAGGTAAGAAAAGAAATCTTAAAGCACCTAGTAAAGTTAAGGGAAACAAAAGAAGAAAAAGCTTTTGTGCAAGAATGAAAGGAATGAAAAAGAAATTGACTTCCAAGAAAACTGCTAGAGACCCTAACTCAAGAATTAACAAATCATTAAGGGCATGGAACTGTTAAATGGCAAAAGATTATAAAACATTCGTAAATGAATTATTAGTAGAATTAAATGAACCAGAAGTTACAACAGTAGCTACTGGAGTAGGTATACAAAAACAAGTAGCTAATGTAGTTAACAGAGCTTACTTTGATATTGTTGATGCTGTTGATGATTGGTCATGGTTAAGTTCAGATGTACCTGATGACCCTTATTATGGAAATACAATTGTACCAACAGTTGCAGGTCAAAGATTTTATTTATTAAAAGCTGGGTCAGCTAATATTGATGCAGACTTTGATTCAGTAAACTGGGATATGTTTACTTTAGTAGATACAAATGCTCCATTTACAATTAATAAATTACCTTTTACAACTCTAACTACTTGGAGAAGTAATTATGCACAATCGGAAGAAGCTGCAGCTAGAACAAATACTTATGCAACTCCAGTAAGAGTTATAAGAAGTTCAGATGGTAGAAGATTTGGATTATCTCCTATACCAGATAAAGTTTATAATATACATTTCTTTGCATATAATAGACCTACTGCTTTAGTAGCAGATACAGATACAGTTTTATTCCCAGAACAATACAAACCAGTTTTACTAGCAAGAGCTAGATATTATTTATATCAGTTTAAAGATAACATTGCACAATCGCAATTAGCTTTAGATGAATATAAAAAAGGATTACAAAATATGGCTGATAATTTAAATTCACCACAGCCACAATATATGTCAGATGTAAGGTTTACTTACTTACTACCATAGGATAATAAATTATGCCAACACAAGGAGCTTCAATTACTGTTGCAGGAGGTTTGGATTTAGTATCAAGCTCTCATGCTTTGTTTCGAACTCCAGGTGCTGCAACTATATTAGAAAATTTTGAATCATCTACAACAGGTGGTTATAGAAGAATTAATGGTTATACTAAATGGGGTGGTTCAAATTCAACAGCTCCTTCAGGAACTCTTACAGATGTTATTACTGGACTAACACCTTATGCAGGTGGAGTAGTAGCTTGTCAAGGTTCAGGAATATTTTGGTCAGATGATGGTATTACTTGGCTTCAAATTAATAAAGATACTTATGTAACTAAAACAGGAACAGTAGCAGTTAATGCAGGTTCAGCAACAGTTACAGGAACTGGTACATCATTTACAACTGAGTTTGCTGTTAATGATAGAATTCAAATTAACTCTATTAATTATAGAGTATTATCAATTACAAGTAATACAGTACTAACATTAGATAGTAATGTACAAACAACAGCTTCAAGTCAAGTTGTAAAGAGAAGTGGAGTTATAGGTTCTGCTTTAGCTGGTGCAACTACTATAACAAGAAACAATCAAACTAATAATAAATTTGCTACATTTGAATCTGATGGTGCTTATGGTAGTTTATATATTGTTGATGGTACAAATAAAATTGCAGAGTTTCAAGTAAGAGTAGTAGGTGGTGTTAATAATTATTACTTTGAAGAACTAGCATCTCCAGCTCCTTCTAATCCTAAGATATGTGAAATATTTTCAGAAAGATTAGTAGTAGCAGGACAAACAACTTCAACAAGTACAGTAGTTTATAGTGCTAGATTAAAGCCATATGACTTTGAAGGTTCTTCAGCAGGTGAAATAGATGTTGGAGATATTATTGTAGGTATTAAAGTCTTTAGAAACAGCTTAATTATATTCTGTAAAAATAGTATATTTGAGTTGACAAGTCTTGATTCTACCCCTATAATTAAATCTATAACCAAAAATATAGGTTGTGTAAATGGTAACTCAATTCAGGAGATAGGTGGAGATTTAATCTTCTTAGCACCTGATGGATTAAGAACAGTTGCTGGTACAGCTAGAATTGATGATGTTGAAATTGGTTCTATTAGTAGAAAAATTTTACCTTTAATAAATAATCTATTAACAAATATTCAACAGTTTACTATCTCTAGTATGGTTATTAGAGAAAGAAGTCAGTACAGATTATTCTATCATAAAAGTGGTCAAGGACAATCTGGACAATTAGGAATTATAGGAACTTTTAAATTTGATTCAAATGGAGTTCCTGCTTTTGAGTGGAGTGAAGCAAAAGGAATGGATTTAAAATTCTGTGCTTCAGAGTTAAATCCTCAGAACCAAGAAGTTAAGTTTGGTGCAAATGAGAATGGTTACATTTATGAAATAGATAAAGGTAACAATTTTGATGGAGCAAATATTAGTGCTAGGTTTCAAACACCAGATATGGATTATGGTGATAATGGTTTAAGAAAAAGTTTATACAAAGTAAAAACTAATATTGAACCTGAAGGAACACAAAACGATTTAAAATTAAGAATAAGATATGATTTTCAAAGTAGTGAAGTTCCTCAACCAGGAAATTTTGCAGTTGGAAATTTAAGTTCAGCTTCATTATTTGGTTCAGCAGTATTTGCTGCAGCAACTTTTGGAGCAACAACACTACCAAGTAAAAGTGTATTAGTAACTGGAAGTGGTTTTTCTAATAACTTTAAATTTTTTAGTGATGATACAAACTCTCCATATTCAGTAAATGGAATGTTTGTTTCTTTTATAGCAGGAGGAAGAAGATAATATGGCAGGATATATTAGACAGAGTTCTATTAATGATGGCGATACAGTTACAGCAGCATTATTTAATAATGAATACAATCAATTATTAGCTGCATTTAATAATGCATCAGGACACAAACATGATGGTACATCAGCAGAAGGTCCAGTTATAGGATTAATTGGAGATGCTGGTCTTACAACTCCATTAAACAAAATTTTAATAGATACAACAAATGATGAAATAGGTTTTCATGTTGATG